AGAGTCAATACAAGTGGCCCGCAGAGAACCTCAAGGTTCTTGACAATATCGACTGGGAGCCGTTGCTGATGATGGCAGGAGTAGGGAATGGTGAACCGATCACAACCGATTAGTCAGGTCGACATTGAGCATGAGTTGATGCGTCTGATCGAATCGTTAGAAGAAGAGACCGAGGCCTTTGAGCAATTAGCAGAAGACGCTGCAAAGAAGGAAGCCCGGTACAAGTCAGCGTGGGCCAAGGAATATCTCTCAGCCAAGGGATCGATTAAGGAACGCGAGTCGTGGGCTGACTACAAATTGGCCGATACGCAGTTCGACTACAAGTGCGCCGAAGCACTTGTCAAGGCGAAGCGGGAGAAGTTGCTATCGTTACGAACCTCGATTGACGCGATGCGAACGCTCAACGCGAATGTTCGTTTTCAAGTGGGACCATGATGGAACACAATGTAAGTGACTCGTTGGGGGATCTGCTGGTACCTCTCGACTCGCTCATCCCGTTGGAACGCAACCCGCGGGTAGGCAACATCGAGGCGATTATGGCCTCCTATGTCGAATTCGGTCAAGTTAAACCGGTTGTGGTGCGACCAAACGATGACGGTACTTCGACTGTCGTCGCGGGGAACCATCAGGTCGAAGCGGTCAAGCGCCTCGGCTGGACCCATATCGCCGCGGTTCCGATTGACGCCGACAACAAGCGAGCGGTGGCCTTTGCTCTCGCGGATAACCGAACGATGGAGTTGGGGTACACCGATTTGGTTGAGGCGTCACAAATGATCGTTGAGATCGCCGAGGAGTATGACGACTTGCTGACCAGCCTCGAGTGGGACGACTACGAGATTGCTTACTACGAGGAGCAGATCGTCGATCCGATGGCCGACGAGGACGATGGATTCATTCGTCCGATCTTGACTGAACTGGCCGGAAAGGCTGCTGAAGTCATCGCTGGGATGGTGAGAGAAGACGAGGACGGGACGCGCAAGATCATTGCTGACGACTCGGTTGACCACGAAGAGGTCGCCGTTCAGGGAAGCACGGCAGTCGTGCCGGGGGCCGCGCCGCGTGCCGTGGTCCAGTACACGATTGTCTTTGACGATCCGGACCAACAGAAGCGTTGGTACGAGTTCATACGTTGGCTCCGCGGCAACGCCGACTACGAGGGTAGTACGACTGGCGAGAAACTGGTTTCCTATATCGACGTCAACTCAGAGGCATGAGTCGTCAGAGAATGTTCCTCGACATTTCGTGTGTCGAGGCAGCCCGGCAGAGAATCCGCCACGTTTACGACACCTTCGACACGGTCTGCGTGCAGTTTTCTGGGGGCAAAGACAGCACCGCCGTCTTGTATTTGGCCAAGGAGATCCACGAGGAACGGGGGCTGGGTCCCGTCAAGGTCATCTTTCGAGACGAAGAAATGGTCAGCCCTATCGTCTTGGATTACGTCAACAAGGTTAAGGACTTCGACTGGGTCGACATGGAGTGGTACTGCTTGCCGAGTGGTGCCGAAATTTGGGTTCTTGGCAGGAGACAAACGGTAATCCTGTGGGGCGAGAAGCGGCTTAAAGAAGGACGACTCGTTCGAGAAATTCCAGAATGGGCGATAACCGGTTACCACTTTGGCCTTGATCATTCGGAAACATTGCCCAAGTCGATTGATTATTACACCATGCAAGGCAAGAAGGGAAGCGTCGCTTTTATCACGGGTATCCGTGCAGCGGAGTCGATGGTGCGGTATCGATCGGTCGTCCAAAAGTTGCACGAGAACTACATCAACCATCCTTACAAGTTGAGCAAGAGCGTTCCGTTGAAGTTTGCCAAGGTGATCTACGACTGGAACGTCAATGACGTTTTTAAGTTCATTTCCGAGGAACACAACGCCCCCTACTGCGAGTACTACGACCGGGCCGCCATGACGGGGTCCAATACGAGGGTTGGCATTCCACTGCACTCTGTAGCCATACGTCGCATTGGAGACTTGGTCGCAACCGAGCCGGATTTCTATGACCGCCTCTATGAATGCTTTCCCCAGATTGACGCACAGCGCCGTTGGTGGAAGGACTTCAATGTCGAGAAGTTTATAGCGCACTACTCCGAGGCCGGCTGGGAGGGGGTGTCGGATTTCATTAAGATCTACATGATCGGTCCAGTCAAGACCAAGCGGGCCAGGGCGTTCGTGGCTGAGTTCCGTCGCAAGCACGCCAGGGATCCGTACTCCTACCCCTTTGAGAATTTGATACGGCACATGTTCCTCAAGGAGATCAACCGTGCGGCCTCCGTTACACCGGTGGGTCCAAAAACTCGAGCACACACCCTCCGCATGAAAGAGGTAGAAAATGGAGATTGAACAGGTTGAGTGTGAGTCACTCAACATTCCCGACTGGCACGCTACCTATATCCTGAAGCCGGACCTGTCGGTATTGGCGAAGTCGATCTCGCAATACGGAATCCTGTCGCCACTGGTTGTCCAGCGCGAGGGGATGAATGTAATCGACGGCGGACATCGTCTGCGGCTCGTTTCGGTGGGAGATCCCGGAAGCACAGTTCCCGTGGTGTGGGTTGATTGCGACACTACGGAGGCCATGATGTTGCACATCCAACTCAATCGTGGCAGGGGGGCACTGGTTGCACACAAGTTGTCCAAACTCGTAAAAACTTTAGATCGGGTAATGAAACTAAGCCCCAAGCAATTCAATGAACATTTTGCAATGAAGTTTGACGAGTTGGAACTCATGTTGGATGGCTCCATCATCAAGCATCGCAAGGTCGCTGAACACAACTACTCCCGAGCCTGGGTTCCGGTGGAAGCGCCGCCCGGGTCAACCGACAGCGAGTTGGCACAGCGACGCAAGGTGGCGGAGGAAATTGTCATCGAGAAACCACCCAATTCCGATCGCTAAACCCTATAGGGCGCTCCAGTGCTAAACTACAGACGGGCCCAAATCTAACTGGAGTGTGTTATGCCGATAACGGATATTGGTGACGAAGAGCGTGCGCGTCCTGGAAGAATCCGTCGTGCCCTTGGCGCTGCCATTCAGGGAGCCCGCCGCCTGTTTGGTACTGGCGGAACAAGGGGTGGACGGATTCGGGCTGCCGGTCGGGCCGGCTAGTCCGCCTCCAAGAGAGGCTGGATAGATGGCCCTAGTTACAGTTCCCGACGTCAAGTCCTATATGGACGTCTCGTTGTCCCTTACGCAGGAAGACGCGTGTACGACCATCCTCGAAGGTCTCCAGTCAGAACTCGAGACCTATTTGGGACGCCCTGTGGAGTCGCAGGCGTATACCAACGAGACTCATATTATGCCTGGGGACCATGTTGGTGTTCCCATGGGGTCGTTCTTCTACAATCATGATTCTTCGGAGATCGCTTCTGGAGCGACGGTAGCGGATCACATCTTTACGGAGCCCCCTGCAACGGTGTATTTGAACAATAGTCCTGTGACGGCCGTTACGACCGTTACACGGACTCCAGCGATGGTTGGCGCCACAACGAGCACTCTCGTTGAGAATCAGGATTATGTCGTTCGTCGCTTTGGACTCGACGTCTATGGCAGTTATGCGAACGACAAGGTCGTGGTGACGTATACGGCCGGCCTGGTGGGAGCAAATATCAAAGTCTTCAAGTTGATGATCCTGCGCGCAGCCACAAGAGAGATGCAGAATATGCACGACGATGTTGTGGGCGTAAAGGACTTAGAGCCACGCAACGTTGCCTCTTTGGAAACAGGCTTTTTAGATAAGGAACTTCTCGCTATCAAGAGATATCGCCGCATAAGGGTGGCGTAATGACGCGGATTCGCATCTTCATTGATTTCGAGAGCGGCGATCTCGAGGACGCCATCGATGGCTGGCAGCGTCGCAGTAAAAATCTCAAGCCAGTCCTGTACAAAATGCGTGCGGAACTAAAGGACGCGTGGGTTGGAAACTTCACCGAGAATGGCCTCAGGGTCGGCGGCTGGGCACCCCTTGATGCGGAGTACGCATCATGGAAATCAGCGCATTATCCGGGCGCACCTCCTTTGGTTCAAACGGGAAAGATGTTCAGAAGTCTCAGGAGTCTTCGTGGTGTGGAGTCAAACATAGATCGCCACAGTGCGGAGTTCAATCTTACGAACATTCGTTATGCCAAGTTCCATCAATATGGAACTACCAAGATGCCAAAGCGTGAACTGATATTCGAGCCGGAGGGGTTCGAGAAACGCTGGGAACCTCGAATAGTTCAGTACATCACAGAAGGTAGAAAGTCACTGGTGGGTATGTAATGCCACAGGACACTAGTTATGACCTCATGCACGGTTCGCAGTTTGCGAAGCAGTACGTCACGGACTATCTGAAAACAGACATCCCTACTCGTTTGACTGAATATCGCAATGGTTGGCAGTTGGATAGCAATGACTTGCCTGATCCAGCCAGGTATCTGAATTATGAGCCAATTGCCATCGACAAGTGGCCCACCATTATCACGGTGGTCATCTCGACTGGCAGCATGGAACCGATTGGCCATCGCAACTCTGATCCCATATATCGGATGGGCTACACGATGCGGACGTATGTCTGGGTTCGAACAGCGGGATCCGAGGCAACTACCACCATGCGTGATCGACTGGTAACCGTAATCCGTTCCGCCCTGCTGGACAGGCCTTGCGTGAACGCAACGGATCCCGCCAAGACGTGGAATGCCACCGTGGAAACAACCACCATGCGCGAAGAATTCTCTGACTTGACCCTCCTCAAGGGGGATCGCATCATGGCTGGTGGATATCTCGGTTACGACTTCCATATTGACGAGGTCGTGGCGAGGGCAGATATCGGGACAATGGACGTGCTTTCATTCGGAATCAAGCAAACCGGGATTGCTGATACATCACTCGATTTGCCGATTGATGGCGGCAGTGAAAATGAAATGTTCCAACTTCTGCCATGAGTGACTGCATCTGCCACACGCTTGGATGTCCCCTGGACGCCATAGCCCTTGACGTTTGGCGGGTAAATGCCATCGTGATTCAAAACCGCAGCCAAATGCTCATCGACCTCTGCGACGTCCCTCACAAGACCGAGCCCTATGGATACTACTTATGCTCACCAGAGTCATCTTTTGTGCAGACGGCAATCGCCAATAAGTGGTTTTTTGTCGAGAGTCGGTTCGATGGCAGCGAGCAACTCATTAGCGACGAATAAGGTACAATCATCATATGAATGAAATCACCTATACCCTGATCGCCACGCCCGAGGATTACTCCCACGAGTTGGGAGTTGTCCTCAGGAATCCCCACAGTCACGTCGTGCAGGTGACGGAGGAGGGCCACAGTCTAGGGCCTAAGTCATTTGCGCTCATTTCTTCTCTTGACCACTTCGGTGAGTTAATGGTTGAAAGTGGACAGTTGGCAATCATGAATCCTCCCCCTGCCCCTCCCCCCCCAACGGTAAAGCCTAAGGCTGCCGCGAAGTCAAAAAGAGATTCCGATGATTCCGAAGGGCCTGCCTCCGAATGATCTGCAGATGGTAACCTTAATGGTTAGTAGGTTCATCAGGGCTAGCAAGGGCCTTGTACAATACAAGCAGCCGCATTGTCGGGTGGTTCGACAACTAACGGGACGGTATATATGCCTGGCGTAGTCATAACAACTGCAACTCGAACAGGGCCAACGAGCGCCACTGTTCGTCAATCTTCCCAGGCCTTCTTTGTCGGCCTGGCCGAACGGGGGCCAACGGCCGCCGCTTCTCTGGTTACAAGCCAGGAAGCGTTCGAGCAGGTGTACGGAGGCTATGTCTCTTATGCATATCTGCATCCCATCGTCCAGACCTTC